GATTTACCTATAACGTTTGTTACGCCATTTGAAAAGTGTGTTGTCATATAATCAGCGCCTCCTAGCGCCAGTCATTCTCCCTAAGAAAAGAATAACCAATTTATGTTTTAATTAATCTTAGTGGAGTATTTGTATAGTAATTTTGAGTAGAGTGCAAGAGATCCTGCAAAGAAAGTTCGATTTCAGCGATGTAGCTTTGTGACTTAAGTAGCTACAGAAACTTGTGGAGCAGAGTTTTCAACTCTATTTTGTAAGGTAGCAATTCTAGCTTCTTCAAGCTTTATGTCCGTAATGACCTTTCTAATTGTATGATCAATAAGGGTCATATTAAGAGTATATTTATCGTTGTCAATATGCTCCTGCTGCCACTTCAACTCCAAGGACCTTTTTTGTTTGTACAGGTCTTGTATCATTTATAACCTCTTCATAAGTTATCCTACAGGGAGTGTCTTTAAACATTCCCGCTGATTCCCATTTTATACTCTTTTCTCCAAGTTTGTCAAGTATGGCTTTTTCAACACTTTCGGCTGAATCAACCGCATGTTCTATGCTGAATTTTGCATGATGGTCGTAGGCCCAGATGTTGATGAGAGTTTTTTTCATATTATGACTTTCTTAATTAAATGTGGCGGAACTATGTCCCGCCACAGAATTATTTAAATATTACGCACCCGGAGATGAGAAAATACCTCTAGGGTCAGAAACGCCAAAAACGTATCTTTCTCTAGCTTTGTATCTTACATTACCAGTATCGAAATCACCTTCCATTTTAGTAGTCATGGGAGCTCTTTCGAAATGTTTCATACCATTTGGCACATCTGTTTTAATGAACCAAGCATCAGTGTCTGTTAAATAATTATTAACAGAATAACCTTGAGGAACCATTCCTAAAGATTTAATTGCATTGATATCATTATCAGCAGTTCCAACTCTACCAGCAGAAGCCATAAGTCTTTCAGCTGTGAATTGTAGTGCAGATGGGATGATCATTTTCATACCCTTAGCCGCGATTTTTAAACCTCTTTCATCAGTAAGCGCAGCAATGTCAATCAAAGCTTGCTCTAATGAAGTTTCGTTTAAGTCAGCAGCAGTAGCTAGTGTGTTCGAAAACGTTCCAGCTAGTGTTGGGTGTGACGCGTTAAATAAAGTTACATTATCCCCTGAAGTAAATGTTCCAGTAGGTTGACCATTATTTAATGGTGATGCACCTTTAACTTGTTTAGTTTGAGCCATAGATCTTGCTAAAGCCTTAGTGTATCTAGAAGCCAGTCTGTCGTATAGATTGTCTTCAATAGCTTCCTCAGTGATAGCAAAAGCGAGAGCAATTGTCTCGTTAGTGTATCTAGCTGTGAAAGTTTCTTGAGCTTGATCATATGCAACACCTGAACCTTCCGGTTTAACTAGTGCTTGAGAAAAACCTGACAACATAACTTCTTCTTCAAAAGCTCTGTCAGATGACTCAGTTGTATAAATATCAGTTGTCTGATTTTCATACTGTTTGTATTCCAGGCCGAATAAAGCATTCAATCCTGGCTCTAACTCTTTTACGAGTTGGTTTCTTGATATAGCCATATTATATACCTACCTCGTTATTACCTAGAATATGATTAGAAATCATGACTCTCCAGACACTTCCTGCAACGGAAACGTCTTCATTTTCAGTATCTCTAGTTATTCCAAGCAGCTTTAACTGGTTTACAACAGTTGTGACCGCGCCGATTGTGAAACCCGATAAAAAATTCGGTGTTCCAGAACCTGCTGTTGCTACTATTGGTGCAGTAGCTCCTGCGTCTGCCTGTGTAAGCGATGTTAACGCTGTTCTCATTTCAAACATTTGTTGTGGATCATCATTGATCAAACAAGTCATGTCTGTTGCCGCATTATTGGGCGCATATTGCGACCAAGTGGGCTTACTTGTACTTGGGTCAGTATAAAAACTGCCGTTTAACGAACCTACTGCATTTAGCACTCCTGCACCTGCTGTGCCTACTGTGACATAGCCTGTATTTGCTAAAAGAGTTAGATCCTGATGATTGATTGCTGTTGTTGACGCAGCTTTCTTCCATTCACCTAAACCACCGTTATTATCATTCTGACCTACCTTTCTAATTGGTCTCAGTCCGAAACCAGTTGTAGATTGATTTGCCATTGTGTTATCTCCTTATGTGACCTGTCCTTGCGGACCTCCAGTCACGGTTAATGTTATCGTTGGTTTGATGAGTTAAAAATTTTTAACTTTTCTTGCCACCGAAGGTTGTACGAGATTGTCTATCAATTTCGATAGGCATTCCCTTATGCTGTTCCTTCATAAGATCATTGTCTATAGCACTCATCTGATCACTAGCTTCTTTAGCGTAATAATCTTCTCTTGCTCTTGCGACCTCTTCCGGTATCCTTGTTAGCACAAGTCCTCCGTGCCCGATTACCCCTGCGTATTTGCCATCCGTGATTGCTGGATAGTCATCATTTGGATATTCATCTGCTCTCACTAATTCATAACCAGACCTTAAGCGTCCTTGTATGTTTTTAGTGTCGACGAACCCCATAATTTCTACCCGAACCCATCTATGTCGGTATCCATTTGGCGCGTTGGGCGTATCTAAGTACGATGGTGGAGACCAAACTGCTTTTTGCATTTTCGGTTTAACCGTTGATGCTTGTGATACTACTTTTGTAGAATCACTTTTTATAGTTTGGCTCGCACGCGTTGGTTGTTTTTTTATCATATGCCTATACCTCCGTCGTGATTATAAGTTGTTTCGCATACTCTTCTAATGGCACACCTAATTTTTTCGCTATTGCGACCTGTGATGATGTGAGCCTCACAGATTTGCGATTAGTCTTTGAACTACGCGTGGCCGAAGCAACGTTTTGTGTAGGTTTACTAATCTGTTGTTCTTTCTTACCAAATTTATGGGGAAATTCAAGTCTTATTCTTCTGTCCACCTCAATATAATATTCATTAGATTGTGGGTCCATACCCTCTTCTTCAGTAAGCTTTCTATGTAAGTCAAATGCCGTATAAGTCATAGCATTATCTTTACCAAACCACTCATTTTCCTCGGCCCAGGCTTCTGCTTTAGGATCTCTAGGTGCTTGTTGTTGAGGTGGTCTTTGATTTAATGTGGGTCTTTCTTTAGCTGCATTGTCTTGCATTGCATGTTGAGATTTAATTTCAGCTAATTTACCCTGTTCATAACCCAATTGAGAAATAGCAGTTAATGCTTCTACTTCAGCTTTTGAGTCTTCGTTGGTTCTTGCTGCTGCAAGTTTAGCTTGTGCTGCTGAAAGAGAAGATGAAATTCTTCCTTCCATTTCACTAGCATAGTTTCTATCTAAACCAGTTGCAGTAGCTTCATATCTGTCTCTCTCACCTTTAATACGATGTGCATAAGAAATGGCTTCATCTTTTTGCCTTTCTGCTTCACGCATTTTTTTTGTAAGTTTGGCTATTCTTTTCTTAACGCCTTCAGAGTATTCTTCAACTTCTCTAATGTTGTCTTTTGGTTTATCACTTTTTTCTTCAGAAGTTTTCTTCTCAACTTCTCCCCCGTCGTTCTTGTCATCTCGAACATCCGGCTGCTCATCTGATTTCTCAGGTGTATCATCGGGCTTATTATCGTACGTAATATTTGGTTCATTTTTTACTTCCTCTTTTTCAAAAGTTTTATCTACTTCTTTTTCTGTTTCTGGCAATTCAACTCTAGCACCACCTTCGGATGTATCAAGTTCAATTGTTTTAGTTTCTTCGTTGTCTGGCATAGTTTCCTCCTATGGTTAAAATTCGTGGTATATATCTTCAGGGCTATCCACGGTCGCTAAAACTTCATCATCATTGAGAAGTCTTATCTCGCCCCCATCTATTTTAATCCGGGATCCGGCATATCTTGCAAAGATAATCCAATCACCTTTTTTACACCAAGGACCTTCTGGGTATCTGTCTTTATCGTAGCAGTGTGGTCCCATGTCTAAAACTAAACCACAAGTTGATGCTACTTGCGATTTTTCTACTGTAACGTCTGATAATATAACACCACCTTTAGTTTTTTCTTTTTGTTTAAAAGGTAAAACTAAA